ATCTATATTGAAAAGCTGGCTGCCGCCGAGGGCGACGAGGTCGCATTCGATGTGCTGATGGTTTCCAAAGACGATGACGTGCTATTCGGCGCGCCGCTTGTCGAAGGCGTGCAGGCGACGGGCAAAGTGCTCGAACACGGCAGGGGCAAGAAGATCATCGTATACAAGTTCAAGGCGAAGAAGAACTACCGAAGGAAACAGGGACACAGGCAACCGTTCACGAAAGTAGAGATCACCGCGATCTCAGGTGCATGAGCCATGACGACAGCGACTTTTTACAGGGACGCACACGGCATCACGGGCTTTGAAGTGACCGGCCACACGGATTACAGTGAGGCCGGAAGCGATATCGTGTGCAGCGCCGTTTCCGCCGTCGCGCAGACGACGGTCATCGGCCTGAAGGAAACGGTGTACCTGGAAGTGCTGGTGCAGATGGACGAGGGCAGGCTCGCGTGCAGGCTCCCCGCCGCGTCTGCGGTGTCGGTTCTTAGCCCGACCTGGCGCCTTATCCAGCTTAAAATCTCCTCAATGCCGAACATTACGCCACCTCACCTTTCTTCAGATACTCGCCGCTGAACGTGTACGTCACTATCTGACGTATCCCGCCCGCCGTGGTGTCGCTTGGCGGCAGGTAGCGGTAAACTTTGCTCAAGACTTCACCGCTGAACTCAAGCGTGCTGTGCCCGCTCGGGGGGTACGTCCGGTGTTTTAACTCGCCGCTCTCGCCTGAGAACACTTTAAAATGGATGCTGTTCTCCAGCGTCCACGCGCCGGAACCGCCCTTCAGTCGGTAATACGCCGGGTAGTTCGCGTCCGGCGTGGTCTCCCCGTGGGCGTGGAAGTGGTTCGTCGCGTCGCCGGCGCCGCGGACCACGATCCAGTACTGGTTGCCGGCGGTGAGGCCGGTCAGGTCAAGCGGTATGCTCCAGTAGCTCCGGCCGGCGGGAAGGAATTCCTTTGGTACCACCACTGTCTTCAGCAGCGTGCCTTCGGTGGTGCCGCCTGGGTCAAAGCCGCTACGGATTTCAATTTGTAGGTCTGCGCCCGTACCGTGTTTAATCAGTTCGAGTTCCAGCCTGGCGATCTCCGTAACACCGGTGGCGGTGAATCTCAGCGCGTGGTCGTAGCTCGCGTTATCGAACTCGGCGGTACCAGCCCCGGCCTTCGCGTCCACCTGGCTGCCTTCGTAAATCAGGGCGAAGTCGTGGAAGGAGATAAGCTCGTTCATGTTGGTTTCGTCGAACGCCGTAACATTGTTCTTGAAAGCGTTCACCCTATGTCACCCCCTGGAAGGTCCAGCGAACTTCGATTGTCAGCACCGTGCCCGCTGTCTTTGAAAATGGCTGTACCAGGCGGTTGAGCAGCGTTCCTGTCCCGGCCACATCAGTGCTCCGGGCCACGATTCCGAGGCATTGGTGGTCGCCGTTTGCCTCTGTACTGGTAAAGAATGCTCTAAGCCGTGCCATGGCACCGCTCCGGGTCTTTGACGACAACGCCTTTCTGGCCACCTCGGTCATATCAGTAAGATCATCGTTTTGCTGAGCAGCCGTCGCGTTTGAGCCGATGACAACGTGCATCGCCGCCGTCTCGCTTGGATGCTCGCCAATCAAAAGGGCGGCCATGTTTTCCAAGCCGCCCTGCACAACCTTGTTTCGGAAGGGGCCGAGGGTCCACTTCCTGCCTGTGACTATATCTTCGTAGTGAAGAAGCCAGTCAATGTAAATTCCGACTATTTCATTTAGAACAAGTTCCAATACCCCACCCCCTAAGCACTCGCACACATAACGAATCCGCACACCGGCGTCGTCACGATGTCCTGAATGATACCGTCAAAGTCTAACTTGTACGTCGTATCCGCATCTGCTTCCAACGGCTCCCCGCTCTGATACCCCGCCAGAATTTCCTCATCCGTGCGGGCACGGCTGGAGATGCGGAGGTCGTCGATGAGGGAGTTACAATGACTGCCGAAGCCACCAGTTTCTCTATACAGTCCTCCAATGTCGCAATACGCCGCTACCACACTCGGCAAACCTGGATTGGTCAATGTTGCCTTCCGTACCCCGTCGATAAATAAAACCATTTCGGCTGGTTTCCATACACACGCAAAGTAGTGCCAACCTTCCGAAAGGTTGTTGATCCATGTAGGGCCATTCTCAGAATTATTAATTCTTCTCCTAAAACGCCATTGATTACCGTCCTTGTAATAATCAAGCCACAACCCGTTATCTGCGAAACCGGTCAGGCTTCCCCATATAGAGTTCCAGTTCCGTGCAAGCAACGTACTATTCACATACACCCATCCTTCCACCGTCCCCTCCTGTGGGTTCAGCACCCCCGCCGTGGGGATGGTCAGGGTTTCGGGGGAGCGGGTGGAGCCGCCGAGTGTCCAAGAGGTGGCAAATGCTTTCTGCTCGATTTGGAGGCCATCGGCGTAGAAGGTAATAGCCTGGGTTACGACAGTTCTAACGTGCATATTGGCTTTAACGCCAGTTGAGCCAAATGTTCTGGTAACAGAATAACGTGTCCATTGACTGGTCAGAGTTATAACATTCGAAAAGGTGTCCCCGATAGTCGCACCGGCAGAATCAATCTCTCTAATTCTCAAATTAACAGTTCCAGAACCTTTTAGCCATACGCTTGCAGTGTAGGTTGCAGAAGGTGTTACGTTGATTGACTCAGTATAAAAACCTTCGGCTGTTCCAATTCCCGCAGTAACAACCTTAAGAGAGGCTACACCGTGCCACTTTTCAACTGTATCACGGCTGATAGTTGCATCGGCTGTTGCATTAAGCCCCGTCGTATCCGTTTCCACACTGCTCTGATTGGCTGTGAGAAGATTTGTCGTCCCCTCCTCCACCATCACCGCCTGGTCGAATTTTCCTGTCTCAAAACGAGGCTGATTTGCGACTACCTGCGTGCCGTCCTGCTTGTAGGCAACGGAGGCCCTGGTGAACAAAGGCCCGCTCTTGACATAGAACGGCATCCGGTGGCGGATTATCCGAGATTCGTCGCTCACCTGCACGGTCTCGCTACCATAGGTGAACTTGTGCAGCACCGATGTTTCGCCCAGCTTCTTCTTTTGCTGAGCCGAAACCAGGGCTTTGAGGAAATCCGCGATACCCAGCAACCTGCCGCCGTATTCGACGCGGTAAGTCCAGAGCGCATCAGTGGCCGGGGTGATGGTCACTTTTTGAATCAGGTACTGGCCGGTAATGCCTCGATCCGGCAGATTGATTGTAACCAGTTGCCCAGGCGCCCAGCCGTTTACCTCCGTCTCGAAGCTTCCCTTGACACGCGGATTGGCGTGCTCCCGCAGGTCGGCATTGCCAGCGGCCTCGGCAGCGTCGATAGTGGTCAGCGAATCGTCTACGATGACGTGTTCATATACGCCATCACCACCCTGCACGGCGGCAATGGCCTGCTGGGAGGCCAGATCCTCGACAACGGTAATCACGTCGATGTCCTGCTTGGCCGTGAGGCTCATGGTTGTACCGTCCGCCGGCGTAGCCGTTCCGGAGCTGCAACGCAAATATTTTTCCTGGAAGCTCATCATGTAGTCGTAGTCGGCTTCGTCGTGGAAGTTCTCAACGCCGACGGTCTTAGCCACGCCGCCGACCATTAGGCTGACGTCATGTGACTTGAAAGGCAAAGGCCAGTGACGCGCTACCCCGTCGGCTTTCCATTCAACAAGTTGAGGATCTGAAAGCATCGTACCGCCGCGGACGTAGATGCGGTTGCGGAGTCCCTGTTGGTCGATGGCGTGCTTGTGGTTGCGGAAGTATCCACCAGATTCGAGCGTCATCGGCGCCGGGGCAGCCAATTCCTCCGCACTAAAAAACTCCAAGTCTTTATTGTATGTAGGTTGCCAGTGCCAACTTACGTATTCGCACAGCCATTTGAAACACTCAGACACAGGCTTATAATTGAACTCATCGCCGGTGGTTTCAATCGTCGGCGCCCCGGTCCTGACGCCAGTAGTGGTAAACCCGGGGCAATACTTCGCCGCGATGTCCAGGAAGATGTTGCTTGCGGACAAGCCGGTATAACTTTCAACAACCAGCTTCCGGTCAAGCAGGTTTGTATAGTCGTCACACTCTACCGCCCAAATCTGCAGGTCCTTGTCCACCAGTTCCACCTTGACGATGATCCCGCCGAACAGGCGAATCGAGCCGTCTTCGATGATAACCTCCTCGCCCTCGGTGGGCTGGTCACCACGCACCCGGAAGCGCGAGGTATCCAGTTGATAAGTTAAAACAGCCTCGATTTCGAGGCTGTTTGCGTCAAGGTCGGGCCAGCGTTCAACGCCGGCTATTTTCAGAGAGCGAGCCACATTATCTCACCTCAACAAAAAAGCGGGACTTACTCCCGCCTATGCGCTCCGATTAGTATTTTTTATTCTAAAAACTTATCTAAACTTTCCTTCATCCTCGCTTTGGCTTCATCGTCTTCGCCTTGGTCAATTTTCCGGAGTACCAGTTCTTTGAATTCACTTTTGTCAATGACGCCGTTCTTGATCAGTAACTCAACAACTGCATCGACTTTAAAGCTCATTAACACCAACCAACTTACAAAACCACTGCTATCTCCCATTTCCCAATCCTCCTTTTTAAAGTTATATTCGGGAAACACAAAGTCTTTCCTTTTTCAGGGGAAACGAGTTTAACGTCCCCCTGTCTTGTGAAACTCTCTTCTAAAGATAGGCTCAAGTTCTCGCCATATCTCCTTGGCGTTGGTACCGTTGATATTGACAACAACAGTGCTTCCGCCGTAAGTTACTTGGTTGGTGCTATAGCTATTCGCAATCGCCGGCCCCAAAGCCGCTGGTGACAGCGCGGCCATCCTTGCCGACATGTCGGCAAGATTTGGTAAACTCACCCGGATACCTTCAGCAAGACCCTTTACCAAGGCCGGGCCCCATTCGGCCAACCGGGAAAGTGGACCACGTTTTGCCGGGCTGTGCGGCATATAGCCGTCAACTACCCCGGCCATTTGCTCAAGGGTTGCCCTCAACTGCTCAAATTTGCTTTCAATGCCGCCGATAAAGTTGGTCATCAAGCCGGTGCCGTACTTAGTACCGGCCTCAGCTACATCCTTCATTCTCTGCTCAATTTTCTTCATCTCTTCTTCGGTGTTCTTGCGGATTTCGGCGTTCTTCTTTTCCCACTCGGCGCGGTACTGCTCTAACTGCGCTGCCGCCGTAGCCCGGATTTCGGCAAATTTCTGCTCCATCTCGATTCGCTGCTTTTCGAGCTGGCTGACGGCCTCGGCCCGGGCGTCTTCGTTCTTCTGCCGCCAAAGGCCGACGTATTCAGCGAGCTGGCCGTCCGTTAAAGTCAAAAGCGCTGCTATTTCCGGCGCCGCTTTGGGTCCCATCTCACGAAGTTCATCAATTAATCCCTGATCAACGCCGCGGGCGGCAAGGGCCTGGATATTTGCGCTCCACTCCTCGAAAGTTTTTACCTGCCCCCGCAGGTTTTCGAGGAGTTCGGCGCCGCTTACTTCCTTGGACGTCACCTTATCAAAAAGTCCCACGAAGTTGGCTAAAGCAGACGCCCGCTGGTCAATCGACCGCTCAAACTCCTCGGTCAGCTGGCGCTCGTCTTCAGCCAGCTTCGCGTTTGTCTCACTGACCTTTCTTTCGTAGTCCTCCAGCGCGGCGGCCAGGTCTTCGCGGTACTTCTTTTCGACCGCGGTCACTTCACCAGACAGGTTCCGCAGTTCTTTTGCTTGGTCTTTGATCGCCTGGGTGGTATCATAAATCTGCTTTTCAATGTCAGCCTGGGCTTTCTTCTCCTGGTCGAGACGGAGAGCAAGCTTTAGGGTTTCTTCGGCATTTGCGTCTTTCGCCCGAACACTTTCATTATAAGCCTCGTTCACCGTTGCCACGATCTGTTTCTGGGTATCAAGCTCCTTATTGAGCCAGGTAACCTTGTCCGCCAGGACTTTAGTTTTATCTCCGTGCCGCTCGGCGGCTATGCCGGCAATCTCCTGCCGAGCTTGTAGAATCTGAAGCTTTGTGCCGAGAATATCGGCGGTCTTCTCCCAGGCTTCGCGGGTGTCTTCGGCGGCTTTTTTACTTTTTTCGGCAGCAGCACCTACCCCCTGGGGTGCTCCCGATGACGCATAAGCTCCCGCCTCTTGTAGCGTTTTTTTAACCTTTACTGTAGTCTTTAAAATCTGATCCGCTTGGTAATTCAAATTGCGAACAGCCATGGTCCCTTGCTCTTTTGTTATTAAACTACCGATACCCTCACGGGCTTGTTTGATTTTTTCGCCCAGAACCGGCACCCAACCCAAAAGCTTTTCATAACCTTTTAGCACAGCATCAATTGCCTTCAACACGTAAACTTTAATTGTGCCCCAAGCTTGAAGGCAATAATATCTCACTTTATCCCAATTTTTGTATAGAGCTACGCCAGCCGCCACAAGTGCACCTATTGCCAGTACGACAAGGGCAATTGGATTAGCCGCCATCACCGCATTTAAGACTGCCATTGCGGCGCTAATAGTACCAATAACTAAGGTCGCAGCCTTAAACGTCAAAAAACCTGCCACCACTCCAGCAATAATCGGCTTGATAACAGCCCAATGTTTTGCTATCCACTTTGCCGCAGTAACCAACTCAGCAATAATCTTTTCTGTAACCGTCCACATCTTGCTAAACGCCTGGCTTACGCGGTCTGACCAGGCTTGCAATTGCCCATTTTTCTGCCAGTCGGCAAGCTTGTTAATAACCTCCTGCATTTTCTTCTTTAAATTGTCAAACAACCCGCCGATCTGAACTTTACCCATAGCACTAATGCCGGCCATAGTCGCTAAAGAAGTTTTAAAAACACCAACCATGGTAGACCACAGACCACTGAATGACTTAGCTTGAATCTCCATGCCGCCCTTGAAACGGTCGTTCATTAGAGCGAACAGGGCTTCGTTAAAAGCTTTCTGGTCAGTTATCTGCCCCGTATTGTTGACGATTTCAATATTCCGGCCCATCTCAGCGTTCTTCTGGATAATCATGGCTTTAGTAATGCCGAATTCCTTCAGCCGTTCGAGCTCGCCAGTCTGGGCGTCGGCCACAGCCTCCACGGCTTGCATGATGTCCTTGTTCATCACGCCGGCCATATCCCCGATAGCAGGGAGCACTTTTTGCGCTTCAAGACCGTAAGCTTGAAGCCGAACCGTCGCCTGTATGATGCTGTCAGTTTCAAAAGGCGTCCGGTTAGCAAAATCTACTGCCCAAGCCATCATAGCCGCCGCTTTCTGCTGGTCTTTCATGACTACGTTCAAGGTATTGCGATAGTTTTCAAGGGCAACGGCGCCTTTCACACTACCAACAACCGCGGCCCCAAACCCTGCAGCCATAACTGCACCTACGGCTTTAATTGCCGTTCCAATCGCAGCCATTGCCGGTTCCAACTCCTGAGCCTGTTGGCTCAAACGCTGCATGGATGCCCGAGCTGCAGCTAATCCCTTTTGAAATCCAGCCATATTAAGGCTTAGGCGTACGGAAAGATCGCCAACTTGCATTGATGTCACCCCTGTCTATCGACTACAATAGAAAAAACAACCAATGGAGGTGTTTATTTTGGGGTTCTTAAGCGGTATCAAGCGTCAATTGACAACTCTCAATATAACTTACCTGGGCGGCCATCCTGACCTTACAAAATCACCAATTGCCGTTGGTGTCGGAAAAGAAGATGACATGATAGTCATCTATTTCGGCCCCACGTTTAGCCCTAAACTGAAAATACCTAAAGCTGATGTCACGAACGTCACCCTCGAAAAAGCCAGCAAGCGCAGCCTTGGTAAGGCCGCTGCCGGGGCCATCGTCGGCGGTGTTCTCACCGGTGGAATAGGTGCCATTGCCGGCGCGGCTCTTGGTGGGCGAAAAAAAGATGACAGTGTAATCGTAATGACGATCAAATACGGACCCGCTGAAGTCGACGTTCTTTTCGGCGGAGACGATGTAAGCAAAAAATATAGTCAATTTGTCGCTCTACTTCGCTAGCGCCAACTCATCAACTCCTGCAACGAAAGCCGCTCCTGCGGCTTTTCCTTTTGTTCTCCCCCGTGGACCTGCAAATGCACCTCCGCCAGTCTCATCAACTTCCCCGGCGTACACCGCCAGAATGTTTCCTCATTCATCCCCAAAATAACCGTCCCCAGATACAGCAGCCAGACCCAATCCCACCCGCCGGACCCTACTTCTCCGGCGGGTTTTCTGCGTTTTTTTCGGGCTGAGGCAGCGCCTGGGAAATGGCTTCGTTCACCGCCTCAGTTACACGCTGTAAATCAGCGAGAGTTATCAGCCGGCCCACGTCTTTAACCGTCAACGCTTCGTCCTCATGCACCAGCCCGGACCACAGCACGGCGCGCAGGGCCTTGACGCTTCCTTTAGCCAGCGCGTCCAAGGCCGCTTCCACGCTGCCCTGCTCTTCCTCCAGCGCCGCAAACGCATTTAAGTCGAATTTAAGCGTCCGCTCCTTGTCCAGAACCACTTTAACCGCCTTGGGCCGGATATCCGCAAGATTACTCATCATATCCCTCCTCCCTCCAAATAAAACTCCAGGGCGGCACTCAGGCCGCCCCCCCCCTTTTTTTTAGCTGATCGCCGTCGCCGTCTCGTTGATCACCACGGACAGCAACTTATTCCCGGTCGCCTGGAGCGGGATGGCCTTCAGCTTCGCGCTCACCTTCGCGAAGTCTCCGTTCATACCTTCAAGCGAGAACTTCGGCGCGTCGGTGGTCTTTGCCTTGTGGATCACCACATGCACGTCCCCCAGTCCCGCGTCAACGTAGAGCGCTTGGCCCTCGATCTTGACGTAGCCCGGCTTGTCCCCATTTGCCAGGTCGTAGGTCTGTTTCTGGTTCGGCGTGGTGCCGCTGGCCGTCACAGCGCCGCCCATAAGTAACGCCAATACGTCAAGCGGCAATATGGCATTGTCGATACCGATGTCCACGCTCTCCGGTTTCGAGAAAATGTCCAACAACACATTGTCACCGTGAAGCTCCTTGGTAACCATGTTGGGGGACACATCCAGCTTCAGTATGCCGGGGATGTCCACCGGGCTGCCGTAAGTCGGCGATCCACCTGCCGGATCGGCGGTCAACGGAAACACTTTAGCGTCCTTAAGCTCAAGGACTTTTGTTTGGGTTGCAATCGGCATTTAAGTTTCCTCTCCTTTCTTACAGGTGTAATGCGGCCACGGTTACCGTGGTCACCGCGCTGTAGGTAACATTCACCTTGCCCGTCGAATCATTAAAACGCTCCGGGTCAAACGGCCCGATCATCTTGTCCGCTCCGGCTGCAACCGCCACCGTGATATCGTGATCAAAACCCTGGTTGCACGGGACAGCGGAATCAACAGTAACGTTAATGGAACTCGCGCTGCCGTTTTTCACGTGCAGAAAAGCCCGGCCGTCGTTGGTGAAGTTGTCACCGCCCGCCGCAGCCGCCGCGTAACTCGGCGTAAGGCCGGCAAGCGCAATGTTCTGAACCGTAAGTTGCGCCACTTTATCCCCTCCTTAATCCCTACTTGTCCAGACCGCAAGGTTAAACACAAACACCCCCCGATTATTCGCATCCCGCTCCAGTAACAATGGGGGCTGCATCGCCTGCGCCACCATCTTGCGGTTATTGATCTCAATAAATCGGTTTTCCGGCCGGTCAAGCAGGCTGAATATCTGCCAGATTTTTTTTCTCGCAACAGCATAGCTCTTGCTTCGAACTGTTATCTGAACCGTACGCCGCAGGTCCGGCAAAACCGCTTGAGCCGGATAGCCGCCCGTATCGAATACCGCAACTAAATCGTCTGGTTGATCGGGCCTCGCATCCAGGAAAATATCTGTTCCAACGGCCAAAGCCTGCCCTTGATCAACCAGATAGCCCGCGATGTCCCTTGCAAGTTCCGGCAGAAGGCATCACCTCGCATCCTTCAGGGCCTTCTTAACCCGTAGGCCCACCAGCTTCTCCACCTTGGCCGCGTTGCGCTTGAACGGGTCCTCAAGATACTTTGCCTTGCCCCCGCGAGGATGGTTCAAAGTTAGATCTTCATGCTGCTTAACGGCGTAGGGCGTACTAAAAGAAACATACACCGCCCCCTCAGTCGGGGCGTCAGTCACCGCCCCAGACCGGCGCAAAGTACCGGTATCAATCGGCGCTTCGTCAATTGCCTCGGTGAGTATCGCCTCCGCCCCATCGTGAAGTGCCTGCATTGCCGCCTCACGGGCAATCTTCTTCGCCAGGTCGCCGCGCCATTTTAACGTCATACGGCCACCTCCCGGTGGCGGACAATACCATTTAAACCAGGAACCTCGCTCACCGCGATCACCGGCCAGTCACGGCCTCCGTACTCAATTACATCGCCCGGCTGAACCGCTTCCATGCAGAACACCCGCGCCTCAGAAACTACCTCTTGCCCTTGCCGATTCCGGACTATCCGACGCTTTGCTTCCCAGCGGACCGTGATTGTCTGGGCCGTAGTAAACGGCGGTTCGGAAATAAAGGTAGTCGCTTCGCCATACTCGTTTATCACCGCGGGCTTCCACACGGCTGTTTGGTTCAGATACTGGTCGATCACCGTAGACCACCAGCCTTGAGGCCCGGCCCGCGCAGAAAGGCCCATGCTTGGGAAGCTATGGTCGGGTCATGCCGCAGATTGTATGTCTCGGAAAGCGACCCTATACTGGAACTGGCTACTCCAGACTTTTGCAGCTCCGCCCTTTTGTCACCCGCTAAAAGCCATATAGCCTGCTCGCAGACGGCCTTATTAAAACGGGTGGATTCTACCATGTCCTCGTAGTCCGCCAGCTGGTTTTCGGCGGTCGTCAGCGCCTTGGTCTTGTCGGTGTCCGAAGCCGCGTCCCATACCGCGCTGTTTAGGCGAGTGCTGAAATATTCGTTGGCCGCCGTTAGGTCCACCGCCCATCACCTCTCTAAACGGGGCCGTCCGGCACCCGCTGCCTGCAAATGCCGGACGTTGGCCCCTGTAAGTTACTCAGCCAGAACGACACCGATGAAGATGCCGTCTGCGTACGGGAAGGTCGGGATCGCGGTGGCCGCAGCTTTGGTCCAGATGCCGGGCGGTTCGTCCACGGCGTCGACGCGGGCATAAATCCCGGCCGCTTCCCTGGCCTCAACCTCGGTGTCCAATAGCGCCTCAGCGGTCGGCCCCATGAGCGTGTCGCCGCATTTGGTCGGCGGCAGGAGTACGAACCGCGTGGACGGGAAGAAACGCACTGTCGAATAGGTCCCGGCTTCGGCCTGGCTACGGACCTGCAGGTCGTAGGTGGCGATGGCCGGCAGGTCGAGCTGTTCCATCAAGGTGTTCACCTGCGCCAGGCTCACGGCGCGGGTGCCGCCGGAATCCCCGTAGATCATTTTTCGAACCTGGGCGTTCTGGATGAGGTAGCTAACCACAGTGTTTGAGGTCAGGGCTCTGGTAGGCCGCACACCGCAAGCCGCTACCACGGCGTTTACCCAGGCTTGAATCTTCGTGACGGGCTCGGCAGTCGCTACAGCGCTCCAGAGGTCGTTGCCCGCCAGGGTCTCTTTGTTGCCCGCCGGGACGCCGTAGTCGACGGTCATCATAATCCCGTTCTCGTTCAGTGCCAACTGCCCGTAAGCGACCGCGTCCATCCGCATCTTCTCAATCCGTGCGTTTACGGAGTCGATCATGTTGTCCAGATCGTTATAGAGTTGGTTGCGAACCCTATCAACGTCGCCGGCGCCCTCACGCTTGAGAGCGATAAGCTCCCGCTCGTTAAGCGGAATTTTCCGTTTGATCGGCGGGATCTCGCCGGTGACCTTGTCCGCACCGTCACGACTGGCAATCTGGGCTTCTGCGCCGTACATCTGCACGCTGGCCATTACCGGCAGGATGTTCTGGTCCTTCCAGTATTCAAAAGTCAACTCGTTGACGGTGTTCACGGGGAACAGCGTGGCCCCGACGTAGTTTCGGGGCAGCCGCGCACGGGCATAGGCCAGGACGGCCTTCCGGCTGAACTCTTTAAGCAACGGATTCATTTCCTTATCCCTCCAGTCTCCTCGGCATTACCCAACAAACGTAATGCCGGGCATATTCGCTTTGACTACGGCGTCGGGCGCAACCGGCAGACGCGCCGAAATAACCCGCCCGTGGTCGATCGCGGTGGCCGCTTGGTCGGCGTGAGAGGCCCCGCCACTCGACGTAAAGCTGGTGAAGTAGACGGTCTCCGCCAGGATCGCCGTCGGAGTGACGTTCGGGTCGGTGCCCTCAGCAAGCGCTGTCGCCGCCACAGCCGCCACTACACCGGTGCCGTCGCTGCCCGCGCCGTTTGCGGCCAAGACCTGGTCTTTAACCCAGAGCGTGGCGTTGATGGCAGCGATAACCTGTGCCGCGGTGCTGGTGATGGCGCTGCCCGCATCGGTCGCAAGGTAGACTACAATAACGTCGCTCTCCACCCTGACAAACAGCGGCTGGCTGGCCGCGCCCGGAGCTTTGAGCTGAACTTTAATGCTATTACCGGCTGTCCCGGCCGCCTTAGCAGTTACCTTGACGTCGTTGTTGTCGCCGGCGGGATTGAGCGTAACCGTCGCGGCAACGCCGGCAGTATACTTTGCCCACTTGCCGTTGCCCTTTTTGCCGATGAACGAACCGGCAAGCAGCTTTTTAAGCCCCGCAGCGTCCGCAGAAACGTCACTGTGGTCCAGGGTTACGCCGCCGCGGATGTAGCGGACTTCCTTGCTATCCAGGAAACTTACTTCACCACCAAAAGTCGTGGTCTTCAGTGTGAGGTCCACTGTTTATTCCCCCTTACTGTTTTGGCGCCCAGGGGTCAAGTCCCCCGGGAGCCTGTTGTGCTCCTTTGTTCCGTTCCTCCGCGATTTTCTTGGCCTCCGCCACCGGGTCAGGCGGGCCGCCCGCGCCGGGGTTAGAGGACGAACCTACGCCGCCGCTGCCCGTTTTGCCCGCCAGGTATGGCTTTTCTTTAACCAGAGCTTCGACGATGTGGTCGAGCCCCGAAACGGGTTTGCCATCCTTGACGAGCTGTTTACCATCCTTGTCCACCGGGAACACGTTCATGGACTCCATGTCCACGTTCACGCCTGTTAGGTCGGCCAGTTTGTAGGCGGCCTCGATGTCAATCAGGTTCGACTTGGTAGCTGCGGCCACAAACACCGCTTTACGCAGCGCCTCCTGGGCTTTTCCTATGATACCGTCGGCATTTTTGGCCAACTCCTCGATCTTGGCCGTCACGGCCTTCAGGTCCGCGTTAGCATCCAGCTTCAGGACCTGCCTTGCCCTCTCCAGGAGGGCGTCGGTACCCGTTTTCAGCGCTTGGAGCTCAGTTTTAGCGGTATCGCGGTCCTTCTCAGCATCCCGGAGCTTTGACCGGTACTCCGCAGCCTCTTGGCGGAGATCCCGGACGTACTCGGCGGTGAATGTCTGGGCGGGCGGGTTGCCGCCGCCTCCACCTTGACCGCCGCCGCCGGGTGGTTCGTTGAGCAGCTGAAAACGTCTTTTAGGATTGTGTAGCCATTTGAGCATCAAGCTCGTCCTCCTTTGGGCTCCCGGCCCGGTAAAATTTTGCAGGAAACTAAAAACCCCCGGCGAATTGTGCCAGAGGTGATTGACTTGACCGACTGGACTATACAAAACGACCGCCAGTCCGTAACGGTGGGAATTAACACCCGTCTTTCCCAGCTACGCAAGCAGGGCCTGGTGCCTGCACTGATCCGGCTCGGGAAAGACCACACCCGCCTTTTCCTACGGGAGCATGGCCTCTCGTTCATCCCTAACCGGAAGCCGCGCGCCCTGGTCTCCGACCACCTAGTCTGGGACCCCGTCACAAACCGGCTGTGTTATACCAGCCGGATGATACCTATTAGGTTTAACGACCTCCTTCTTCATGGTATAGCCGTGGAAGGAACCTCCCCGGCTAACTCGCCTCGTTGATCTCCGCGTCGATGTCTATGTACAGCCCGTAGGCGTGCTTGCAGTTCGGGTGAAACAGCCCGCCCGCCTTGGCGTCGTCTAAAGTGGGATAACCGGCGGTCTTCCCCGTCAGGCTGAGGACCTTGCCCTGCCAGTTAACGCATTTCGGGCAGGCCCCGACGTGCGTGCTGATCTTGACCAAGTCGTGCCCATGCTCCAGCAGCCGGTTGGCCGTGCCCTGCAGGTGGGCCTCCATCGTCGTAGTCCTGGCCACCGTGTCGGCGTAGGTCTTCATATTCCAGTCGCGGCCGGCCCGGTCCCGGAAGCCTGTTATGCCGCTGCCGGCCAGTCGCTCGCGGAAGTCACGCGATACCTGCTGCCAGGTCTTGTGGCCTATGACGCTCTGCCGCGTGGTCTCCAGGGCGTACTCCCTATAGATGTCCTGTACGCGCCGCCCGATTAGCTGGGCTACGCTGTCCAGTCGGTCGTATGCGTTGTCGGCCAGGACCTTGGCCGCCTGTTGATGGATGGCACCGAAGCCCGCAATGAGCTTCTGGCCCCGCGCTTTTAGCTGGTTGTCGGCGAAGCCCGTTCCCTCGATGTAAACCCGAGGAATCGCCTCCTGACACCAGGTGCGACTCCCGGCCCGGAGGTCGCCCAGAATGGCCTGCACGTTTTTGAGCATCCCTTTTAGGTACTCGGTCTTGTTACCCTTAGCGATCGCCCGGTTAAGTTGGAGCAGTATTTCGCGCTCGGCCTCGGTGTACAGCCGCACCAGCCGGTCGGCCTCGGTTTCACTTAGCTTAACGAGCCGTTTGTCCGGGCCCCTGACCATTAACCTCCACCGCCCTCGCCGCCCCCGCCACCTTCGGCGCCCTGCTCGCCCGACTTAGGCAGTGTTATGTTGGGGGCGGGCGGCGTCCGTTCTTTTGCCGCCTTTCGAATGCGGTCGATCTCCTCCTGCAGCGCCTTGCCCTCCAGTCCGTCAAGCCGTCTGACGCTGCTCTCCAGGCTGGTATTTTCTGCAGCGAGCCGGGAAGCCTCGATTTCAGCCTGCTCCATCTGGTCGACCGGCAGGCCGTCCGCCCAGACGATGCGCGGGATAGCAGGCTCGTAATTGCTTTTCCCGAAAGTCACGTCAAGCACCTGAGCCGCATAGAGGATGTTCTTTAGGCCCTGGTCGAAATACAGCTTCTTCCGGTTGATCTTGGCCAGGGTGCGGATCAGCCGGAACTTCAGCGCCCGGCCACTTTCCGCTACGCCGCTTTTATCCAAACCGAACGCCGCCGGGGAGATTTCGGACATTATCATAAGGAGCTCCAGGAACTTGTCGATCTCCTTAAATGCCGCTTCGAGCTGGGCGTCCCAGACCAGGTACTTGGGCAGGTCCCCCACCATCGTCTGGTCAACCTCGACCACCTGGAGGAGCTCCTTTTCTATGTACCACATTTTGCGTTTCTCGTCGTACTTCATCAGGCCGGGCGGCAGAATGAGCTTGGGGTCAGAGTGCTTGTCAAGAATCCGGTCTACCCGGCTCACCCGGTTATTCAGCCCGTCGAAAAGGCTCTCCAGGTCCTCGTAATCGCTGATGCCCCAAAACATATCGTCAAGCCGCCAGTTGGGGACGTGCTCAACCAGCAGCCCGGGGTACTTGGTCTCCTGCTCATCCTTCAGCCCGTCGTATTCGTCCAGCGTCTTCAGCGGCACCTTCATGCGTATTTGGCTGCCGTCAAGAAGCCAGAGTTCGTTCCGGATCAGGCCGGGTAGATGGATCTCTTTCCGCAGGTACTTTCTGTCATTGACCTCCTTCGTCCAGGCCAGGGTAGCCCCGGTCATTTCCTGGACGTTGTCGCCGTTCAGGTGAGGAAAGAAGACGTGCGCCGGCACGGACTCGATGATCGCCTGCTCGCCCTCGGACCAGTCCCGGTACTTGCCGAACCGGGCCTTATAGACGGCATCGCCCCGGTAGCTGCTTGACAGCGCCATTTCATAGTTGACGGTATGCAGGTTGTTGTTGTTGAAGATGTTGTCCATGGCCTTCTGTTCCGGGCTGTCCTCGTCGCCCAGGACGGCACGGATCGGCTCCCCGAACAGCAGGTCGGCGCAGATTTTGCTGATCAGCCCGGCAAAGTTGCAGACGATGTAGATGACGGCCTTATCCGCTTCTTTTTCGAGCCACTGCTGCATCCGGGCGTAAACGTCGTCGTGTTTCCCCATGAACAGCAGCCGGAATAAGGCATACTTTTCGATCCGCTGTTTGTGGCCCTCGGGCGGCCAGGTCTCCCATGTCTCCCATGTCAAAAGTATCACCTACCATCCCGCTGGTTTGGCACCGGCGGCCCGGGCGACCGTCCCGATGCCGGTGGCTATCTCTATGCCCGCGTAAGAGGCAACGTCTACCTGGTCCTTGTATTGGCCCTTGGGGAACGCGATCAGCTCGTCTTCCCACTCGCCCATCCAGGGTGCTCCGAGCCGGAAGTAAACGGTGCCCACTTCGCACCTTGCAGCGAACGGCCGCGCCCGCGAAACCTTGTCCGTATCGGCTGGCAGCGGCCGGATCGGTAAGCCTTCTTTCTTACAGTCTTGTATGATATTCAGCCCGTAACTTGCTTCCTCAACGCCCTGGAAAGTCGGGCGCCACCGCTGGTATTGGGCTTTCATAATTTGCTTGTGCTTGGTAGTTTCAGCCCGCTCCCGGAAAACGTCCAAGAGGAGCAGGTCTTTGTCGGGCGTCACCGCCCAGGTAGCCAGGACGAAATAGCAACTGCTCTCCTTCTCCGTAGCCGCCGGGTCGCAGGTCTGGAATATCCAGCACTTAGACTTTTCAACCAGTTTCTCGCCTTCCGGGCCGGCCAGGACGTAGTACAAGCCCTCGTCGCGGAAGTACCGGAACCAGGACCGCTTGAACAGCGTACCCTCTTCGGGCGACGGCTTTTGCCTGTACAGCGAGTTCCACCAGTAGGTGCCGATCGTCCGCTTAATCTGGAGCAATTCCTTTTCACCGAACCGCTCCGGCCAAAGGGCCTCCCCCGGCTGTCGCCCAAGCGTATCGTCTTCTTCCGCCAGCCCGGGAAGGCTTATGACTTCCCACTGGTCCGCCTCCGGGTCTTCCTTGGCCTGCTTTAGCAGCCGCCCGGCCAGGTCGTCCTCGTTCCAGCGGGTCATTATGAGTATGATCGCTCCGCCGGGCTCAAGCCGGGTGTAGGCGGTAGACCTGTACCATTCCCACTGGCCGTCCCGAACGGTCTTGGAGGCAGCGTCTTTGTCGTTCTTCAGCGGGTCGTCGATTATAAACAGGTGGGCGCCCTTACCGGTGACCGGGCCCGCGACACCCGCCGTGTTCATGCCGCCCTCGTGACCCGCCAGGTCCCATCTTGCGCCCGCCGTGGAATCCCGTCTTAGTCGAACGCCGAAAACCTTGGGACCATATTCTTCAAGGATGTCCCTTGCCTTGCGGCCCCAGGAAGCCGCGAAGTCCGCCTCGTAACTGGTTAGCAACACCCGCCGGTCTGGGAACGTGCCGAGATACCAGGCGGCAAAATACTGGCTGGTCAGTTGGCTCTTGCCGTGCCGCGGGGGCATCAGGATCATTAAGCGCTTGATATGGCCCGCCGCCACCGCCAGCAGTTTTTCGTTAAGATAACTAAGGTGCGGGGCTAATCGCCACTTCTTACCGCTCGCTACCCACGCCAGGCCCGCCGGTGCCAGCGCTGCCAGGAATGATTCGTCCGAGCAGCTGGCCAGCAAGTCGTCGGGCTTCTGGGTCGGACAGAATGCGTTTTGCAAGTTCATTATTGTCCCGCCTGTTATCTTCTTGCCTCACATTCTCGGTAGGCTCACCCCTGCTTAGTCGCTCGACCTTGACCGCCACGTCGAACCACCTGGCCAGATCGGCCGGCGACAAGTCTTCTGGATTTATCGTCCGTAAGCGCTCCACGAGTTTCTGCTGGAACAGCATGGCCTGGTTCGCATGCCGTTCGGCCATTGCTTTTACCCGCTTCTCGTTTTCGCGCCGGGCCCCCTGGTCCAGGTGGTCGTCCCAGGCTTCAACCCGCAAGACCCATTGCCAGCGAGAACTCCAGCGCTGGAGCAAAACCTTGTGTTTGCCTAACTGCTGGGATACTTTCGATAAACTCCTGTCAGCACCCATGTCCCGGTAAATGCAAAAAGCCTCAAAGGCTTTCTGTGTCTCGCCTTTCTGTCGTTCCCAGGGCTGTCGGTCGTCCTTGCCCAACCTCATTCACCACCTAAATAATCGGCGGCCCAGTATTCTATGGCCTGCCAGAGGTTCTTTTTGCCCACATGGCCGTCTTCCTGCATCTGCTTGACGGCCCGCCTAACCACTTCGGCTGCCTCTTTAGGCATGGTGCCGCTGCCAAATATACTGGAGAGCGCAACCCAGGGCTCGTCATCCTCCCGTATGCCCACCTCCGCCACTATTTCCAGGGCCGTCCGCGCCATTACGGCGACCGCCGTGCCCGCAGACCGGATGTCCATAAATCGGGAGAACTTGATCACTGCGTCCGCAAACGCCTTAAACAACTCTATCGGCGCGACGGAGACCAGGTCTTGCCTGCCCTCTAAGCTGTTGATTAGCGCCTTCATGTCGTCCAGTTGGTGAGGAAGAAACACAAACGATACAGTCTTCCAGTCAAAGTCGACCTTCGGCGCTATAAGGGTGTCCAAGACGGCCTCCGGTTCGGTCAATATATCCTTGGGTAGATGGGCCTCCAGCATGTCGTCGACATCCGTTATAATTTGCGCTATTTGCCGGATGATGTTTTGGTCGTCGAACCCGCTGATGCTGTTATGTGCGAGCTGTTTAGCCGCTATCTGCGAACGGCTCAGCCCCGACTCGTCCAGGAGCACGGTTATTTCCTTCAACCCCGCCTCCCTGGCCGCCCTGCTCCGGTGGTGGCCCGAGATTATTTCCACCCTCCCGTTGACCAGGGCGCAGAAGGGCAGGCTTTCCAGGGAGCCACGCTTTTTCACGTTGGCGACCAGTTGTTTGAACATGGCCGGGTTCATGGTCCGAGCGTTGACATCTTGCTCCCGCAGGTTATCCAGGACAACTCTGGCTATGCTCAGTCCCTGGCCCAGTTCGATTATTTTTTCATAGACTTGGCCCTCGCCTTCCTCCACTGGGCTTCCTTCCTGAGCCATTCGGTTAATACCCCCTGTAGACTGTTGTCGTTCAAAGGCGCCTCGTATGTCAGGCGGTACCCCATCTTGGAATCCTTTGCCCGCCGCACGAGCTTCATAATGCCGCGTTCTTCTTTGCTTTCCGGTTTCGAAGTCAGCATGGCCGTGACCACGCTCTCGACTTTCTCGTATTCCAGCGGAGAAAGCACCGGCTTGATCACCGCGCGGGTCAAGGCCGCCATTGACAGGAGCCGGCCCATGCGGAGCGTGTTATGGGGCGTCGTAACGCCGTAGGTCAGCAGCAGCGCCGTGCGCTCCTCCTGCCCGAACCTCCCGATGTTGAGCCAGCCTGGATCGTATCCGAACACGCCCGCCAGGTACCCGTCCACTTTTAAGGCCAAGTTGATCGGCGCCGATTTCCCGGCGAAGTTGTGCGTCCAAATAGACCGGTAGTACAGGGCGTTTGCCCTGGTGATGCTTTCCACCTCAACGCGCGACCTCTCGGTAATAGCGTGATCCGCCGGCATCGGTGGCCCCTTGAGGGGCTCCATGGCGACCGGGCCTGGGCGGACGATTTTCTTTCCCCGCGCGAGAGCCTCTACCTCATCCGGCCTGTTTGTTGTAAGGTAGACATTTATGTTTTGGCGCACGCCGAAACGTGCGAATACGGGAGCGCCTGCGGTCTTACCCGGTTCGTTTTCCTCGTAGCAGATTACCAGGGCCTTTGCGTCCTTTGCCCACTGGCACATTAGTTTTACAAGGCCCGTTTCCGGGTCGAAGATTTCATATGGCGGTTCCTTCCACCGCATCCTTCCGCCGGTGTCGTACCACTTCTCAAAACCCGCCGTGTATGTGGGCGGGTTGATGCAGACAAGGGCCTCCGGGTCGGACAGGACCTCCGTCAGGTGAGCCCACATGCAGAGCGGGCGGTACCTCATTCCTGAAAGCAGTTCCTTCGCCCGCTGTAGCTGCTTTCGGATTACGCCCACATGGTGCTCTTGTCTTTTGTGCAGGTCGTGCAGCAACTCGGCGAAATATGTCTTGCCTGCCTTGGTAGCGGTTCTCAGGACCAGGTGCGTCCACAGGGCCACGGCCGGGTCGGTCAAGTCCTCCCCCTCGTAGCCATCCGCCTCTAAGCGCAGCCCCGCCAGGTCCTGTCCCGTGATTGCGTAGCCCATTATCGAACTGAACATCGACACGTCGCTGGTGTCGATTTGGTCCGCTGGCCACCCGACAGACTGTGCTAAGTGAGCCATGGCGAAAGCCCCGGCGCATGGTTCTATAAACCGCGTGTAGCCCTGTCTCAAAGCGTTCTCGATAACCGCTTTCAAGAACGCCTGCTCTTTGGCAACCAGCGTGCCCAGGAAGAAAGAGCCTGGGTTCTGGAAACGTGCCATGAGATACCTCCAAACAAAAACAGATGCCCCCGCCGCGAGGCGAGGGCTTTTGTTTTCTGGGCCGCCGGGAGGGACTCGAACCCTCCATGCCCCGTGTAAAGAGCACGGTGCTCTACCGTTGAGCTACGGGCGGACGGTTTTGGTCGTTCGATTTAGAAGAGGCTGAATGTCAACTGGGTAACCGTTTTACTTCCTTTGTCGGGTGGATAAAGCAGGTCCAGCTCCTCCACTTTTTCCCCTGTTTTAGACCCCCACCACTCCGCAAACACGAGCCTGTGACACCATTCCCGCGGCTTGCTCACGTCCTCGTAGCAGAGCAGAACCAGGTCCCTTCCGCCGTGCTCCCGGCTGATTCGCTCCAACTGGCGCCGGATTTTTTCGACCCCAATCCGATCCAGCTTCGCATAAAACTTTGGCGTAAACGCCGCCCGGTCATTTATTTGGAACATCCATCCGTCCGGGGCCAGTTCCCTGACGTATTCAACCACTTGGTACGGCAACGGAAACTTCGGAACGCCCAAAGTGATACCTACCGGCACGAGACCGCTGTCGGCTATTTGCTTGTGTTTATACCGGCCGGTATACAACTTCACCTAAACACCCCCCAAAAAACCCATCCTTCAATCTTAGTCTATACCATAATTTAGGGGTATGCAAGTGTTTTTGCATAAATAATTCCGTTTTTGATGGATATGGGCGTTCGCCCTAATGCTCGCGTGAGCTTGCTGCCTTTCCCTCTACATTGCCACCTGCGCCCTGGCCGGGATCTCCGCTACCGGCCGTATCAGGTAGACCCTGCCGGTGGCCCGGTTTGTGAGCGACGCCGTAACCCGCTTTTGCGCGGCCACGTTGTTTGCCCACCGCCTGGCCCTTATCACGCAGGCGTATGTTCGCGTCCTAACCCCCGGCGCCCTCACCGTGTACTTCCGTTTCGGGTACCGCCGTTTCCGGGTGAGCGGTGTCACCTGGTCGAACAACAAGACTGTCCCTCCCCTTGGGTTTTCTGCCCCGCCGCGGCTTTGGAGCCGTAAAAAATATTAGTCGTCCACATGCCACACCCGGGGCAGTTGAGGAATAGCTTGTCGGCTTCCGGTCCGGCGGTTTCCCACTTGTGGGCGCACCAGATGCAGCGTCGTTTGTACGACGGCATTCGGCCTCCTCCTTCGCCAGATACTCCTTATACTTCACGCAATGCAGGTTGCACGCCAGTTTGCACTTCTCCCGCCTCTCGCATAACCAACAACATCGGTACTTCAGCTCCCGGCAGTCATACCGGCAAAAATTCGCCGGTCCTTTTTTGGCCATCTTAACCGGCCCCGCCTTCCCCGCCTTCGTGGTTATGGTCCGGAGGGACCTCGTGGGCGTTCCATGCCGGGCCACAGAGCTTGACTCCATTGTCCCATTTGGCTACGGCGTATTCGGAAAACGGCTCTCCATGCCCTCCGTTCCACCCCTCAAAGACGGCATCGAAAAGGACCTCGCAGGTTGCGGCGTGGACGTGGACGCGGTACCGCTTGCCCTGTTCGAGCTTCCATCTGACTACCGGCATGCCCAGGTGTACCAGCATCAACCCGATCACCTCAGCCCCGCCTTCCGCAAAAAAAAATAGCCCCCGGGGTTTTAGCCCGGGGGTTGCACGCACTTACTTTTTTGGTGGGCGTCGGCTCTGGGACGGCTGGAGTCCCCCGGCGCCCTATTAAATGCCGACTTGCGGCTTTTAATCCTGGGACGCGGGGCAGGGTTTTGGTGCGCCCCGCCCCGCGTCCAGCCAGCAACGCTTCTCCTGCGGGGAGGAAGGAGTGGTACCCTTATCCAATACGGTATTCCCAAAATGGGAATACGATACGCCACTATAATACTTTAGGTCTCTGGAGATTGTCAACATGTTTAAATTAATTCATACGGACGCCGCTTGGGACGCGGTTTCCGGCGCTTTCTTCCCGCGCGTTTTGAGCCACCTCGTTTGCCTCTCTTGCGGTCTCCCTGCCAGACGAACCGGATATGGCTGTCTTTGATCCCTTTGACATGGGGCTCGTCCTCGTCCGGGATGTTGGGCCACCACTCGCCGCAGCCGCCGGGGCACCTGTAAAAGTCATGCTCCTGCCACTCCAGCCGCTTCATGCAGATCGGGCAGTGCAGCTCCATCGGCTTCTCCTGGTTTTCCAACCCCCAACCCGCCTCCTTTTACCGCCAAAGCCCACAACGCCTGTTTGGTCTGCATTTTCAGCCCCCGGTGGAACGTGACAACAGAATACCCACCTTCTACTTCCGGTACGATGACCGCCCAAATGCCCGGTTTCACTTCGACATGGCCAGCTCCGGTTTTGTCAACCTCCATGCCCTGCCGCAGGGCCTCCTGGAGGTGGCGCCGAACCCTTCTGGCCAAATGCTTACCGGTGGTGTTCCCGACGTAGTCCAGCCAGCGGGCCAGGGCGTGCGATGAAACAATTACGCGGGTTGCTGCTCGTTTGCTCATTGCATAGTGATACCTCCTTGTCGCCTGGAGTTTAGATGTTCGCCTTAGCCGACTGCTCTAATCACGTCGTCGACCGACCGGGCCAGGACGTGCTTCAGGTGCGGGCCGGTGTGGGGCAGCATGTCGTCGCGGAATTTGCGCTGTTCTCTGCTCAGGTCCGTACCCTCCGTTTTGACCTCGATCCAGAGGGTGCAGTCGTTCTTTACGGCCGTCAGGTCCGGGATGCCTTTGTAGCTGCCCAGGCCCTGCCGATTGTGCCAGACCATCCAGCCGGTAAGGGTCAGGTAATCGCTGATCGCCTTCTGGAGCTGGGCGTGCGTGGGCTTATATTCTGTTGCCTGGACCATCGGCGGGCGGGCCTCCTTTCGCGGCAAGGGCTTGGTTCGCACGCTCTACCCAATCGGTAACAACGGCGCGTATTTTGCTTTCCCAGTCAGGGTCACCGTCGCGGAGAGTTTTAACATAAATGTCCATAACCCGCTGAAATACGCTCTTGCCGTCTTCCAGCACGTCCTCCAGCCGCCGCACGTACTCCAAGTGGGCGCGGGCGGCAGTGCCGGAGAGCGCATTTTCGATAACCTTACGATAAACAGAGTCGGAGGAGTGCGTGCTGTAAACCAAGTCAAGACAACTTTCAAGCGCACCTCTCATCGCCCCCGCCTCAGCGCGGCACTCGGCGAGTTGGGCTTTAAACTCTTTCGCATACCTGATAAATTCTTCAAAAGTTACCTTTTCGCTGGTCATTGCTCCTTTTAATGCTTCTTTAATCACCGCAAAATCAGCAGATAGATTTGCATTTTCAGTTCCCAGCCGCTTGACCTCGGCCTGTGCCTCCTGCGCCCGCTGAATCCAATGCCGCCAGCCTTCGCGGGCTTCCAAAATATAACGTGTAGCCGTTGGACTAACTGACTTTGCGATTACGTTCATATCGCTGTCAATGATGTTGTCGTCGAAGTCTTCCCACAGGAAAGGAATCTTCTCTAACAACTCTAAGTCTTTCCTAGCGTCACGTTCCATCGTTGTCGACCTCCTAAATTATCCGGTTCCGACGCCTGGACTCCTGGGCCATGCGTCGCCGGTTCTTTTTGGTCCTCGCCCGCGCCCGCTTCTTCCGGGCCAGCTTGCGCTGCTGGGCCGCCCACTTTGACAGCTTACCGCCGCTGGTCAGACTAACCTGGGCGCTGTCCTTGCCGGCGAGTTTAAACCTGGCCGCGTATGCCAGTTCGAAAGGCACTTGGACAAAACCCGCCCGGGCCAGCTCCTCCTCGTTCTCCTTGGTGATCCGTCTTAGCTCTCCGGTGTCGATGTTCAATTAGACTCCTCCTCCTTAATCCGCCCTAAGTCGGCGTTTTAATGCTTCCTCCAAAGAGGGTCCGCTAATCGAGCCTTGATCGCCAGGCCCGTACCTAATAGTCAGCTTATCCGCCCTCCTCCGGCCCACCGGCAGCCACCCCGGCAGGACATTAACCAGGTAGTCGAGCGCCAGGCGAAGCTCGGGAAACCACTTCGTCTGGTGATACTGCAGCCAATAGCTGGCCTGGTTCGCCGTGCCCCACAGGACAACGATCTTGCCCTGCCGGTACGCCTCGCGGATTTCCATCGACGTGCCGATGCAGGCCGCGTCCCGGGTGTCCATTTCCACCAGGATGATGTCGGCCATCTTAACGTCCATAAGGTCGGCGGAGATCACGTCCTGCGGGCAGTAAACGTCCCCTTCTTTTTGCCCGCGCAACGGGTTTAGCACCCGGTAGCCCCGCTTGACCAGTAGCGCCGTAGCCTGCAGCCGCCACTCGTTGGCGTCAGCGAAAGTGCGGCCTTGGATGGAGCCCGCCAGGTAGACGGTGATGGGGCCGTCGTAAAACAGGCACTTGCCGTTTTGCCACTGGTTCTCAGGTCGGGGAAACAGGAGGCATCCTTCTCCGGCGGGCGGGAAAGCGCACTTGCTGCAGCCTTCGCAGGGGTCTTGGAGACTGTGGAATTTAGTGAACAACTGTAAATCAGCCACTTAATTTCCCTCCTCCGTCGACCGGCCAGGGCACCTCATCCCAGATCCTGCCGTCGAGCAGGCGGCCTGTACGCTCAGAACCAGGTATCAAACGGTCACACACAAAATCGGCAGCGCCTTTGAACGCGCCCCAAGACTTAAAAAAGAAGGGCGTTCCGCTTGCCTGGCACTGGTCCCGTAGGCTCCGCACCCAATCAGGGTGGCAGGGACGGGCACCGGGGCCAGTTTCGGAGCCGCAGATAATCCAACTGATGGCGTTGGTTCCATCGGGATTGCAACGGGGTCCCGAAGGTTCGCCGTAGCGGTCGTAAACCGAAAGATACGGTTCAAGGTCTATTGACCCCAATAGAGGTTCACACGAAACAAATCTCACCGCCGCCGGTATCTGAAGTAGTATCGGTATCCGCTTGTCAGCCATCTCTTGGTTTTCGGCGGTGACACCGAGGAATACATGCTTGTATTCACGCGGCCAGGCATTGAAGCCAACCCAATCGGAGTACCACCGGATAAACTCTGCCATCCGATGAGGCCGTTTCGTCAGAACCAAAAAGGCATGTCGCTTACAGTGGTGCATGTGTCCGAAAGCTTTGCGGATAAACTCAAGCGGCACGTCCTCATGGAAAAGGTCGTTCCATACCGCCCAAACGATAGACTTTCTTGTCCGCAGCGGAAGGTCTAAGTTCTGCTCCAACAGCCGGATATGCCCGTTCCATTGGCCCCTCGTATTCGTCAGTCCGCCGTACCGCGCAAACATTTTCAGGTTCGCTTGGCCCGCCCGCATGTGTGCCTGAGAAGCCGCCCAACAGTTAGCGCAGCCTTCAGATACCGGTGTGCAACCTTCAACCAGTGACCAGGCCCGCTGCCAGTACATGCCCTTTTCCAGCCGTTTAGGCGAAACGTACAAGGCCAGCCCTCCTTTCTCAAAATCCTATTTTTTCGAGTACAGCGTCGTGCTCCTTAACCAACTGGTCAGCATACTCGAACGCCTGCTTCCGCTCGTTGCCCTTAAACCGCCGGCTGTGAAGGACGGGGTAATGGGTGCGGTCCCCGCCCGGTATGTCCGGTATAAGCCGCAGCCCGACGTAAAACTCAACCCGCGTGGTGAAGTGTTCTCGCCCGAGATAAACCACCTTGCGGAACTTAGTGTTTTTAATTACCTCCAACTGCGCCTTGGCCGCCGCCGCGTAGCTGATAATGGCCCGTATGTCCTGGTCGGCAAGTTCCAGCTGTATTCGGACGCTTCCGGCGTCGTAGTCGCGTTTCAGGTCTTCCAATGCTTTCTGGTTGTAATTCACGATTAGCCCTCCTTGTTAAAAATCGTTACCTGCTCCACGGTCAAGGTCGCCGCGGCCACCGGGTTGATCCATAGTGTCTCGGTGCGCCGCCGGCCTCCCTCCGCTAAGGCCCTGGTGGTTTTGCGTTTCCAATGGCTTAGCCGGTCCTGGTATAACTGGCAGTCATAGCCCGATATGAGGACCGGGCCGGGGTGCTGGTCCAGGGCGTCCAAAAGCTCCGCGTGCTGCTCGTCGGTCATTTCGTGGGCGTATTGCGCCTTTTCTCTTCGGGTGGCCAGTAAATACGGCGGGTCCGCGTAGATCAGGACGCACGGGTGCTTATATCGTTCAATCAGTTGCATTGCGGGCTGGTTCTCTATTTGCGCCTGTTTAAGCCTTTCCGCTACGGCGAGGATCCGGACCGGCAAGCTGTTCCATATCTTCGCGCAACTGGTCCCTTGCCTTCCCTGGATGTCGTTTCTCCAGCCCGTGCGGTGGCATAGCTTTGTGCCGCGGGCCATCCAGCAGCGAACCAGGAACCGGCGGGCGTCCTCGAGAGCTTCGCCCGTTCGTTCGTAGCTTTCGTAATACTCTGCCCTCGCCCACGGTGTCTTTTCAATTAGGGCTGCCATGCCCTTTGGTCTTTCCCTAATAACCCGGAAGAGGTTGACGACGTCGCCGTTAATATCGTTAATAGTCTCGGTATGCGACGGGGGTTTAACGAAAAAGACCGCGCCGCTTCCAAAAAAGGGCTCAAGATAGGTTGAATGTGGCGGGAAATGTTTAACAATCCAACGCGCTATATTCCACTTCGAGCCCGGGTACCTTAAAACTGGCTTAAGCTCTGCCGGTCTCACGAACAACCGCCCCTTCCTCGGCCTCATACTGCAGCCCGCCCACCACGTCGGCGATCATCGTAGCGACGTTGTTTACGTCGGCCGCCTCCTCCGCGATGGCTTCCGGCGACTTCCACAGGATAGCTTCGTATAGCTCGGCTACTTCTTCCATCAGCTTGCGGAACAGGACGATGGCTGGAGTGCCCTGGTAGCTCTTGTGGTCGTTCGCCCTGAGTTTGATCTCCATTTTCCTGGCGATCGCCTGGACTACCGGGCGCGGCTCGATCGGCGCGGTCAGCGGGACCGGCACGGCGTTTTTCATTCCCTCACCTCCTGGCGTTTTGTCTTGGAAATGGCCTCCTTCAACCTTGCGATGCTGGTTTGTGCGTCGGCCTCGTTAGTGACTTCCTTATCAAGGCATTTCACCCAGACATGCACGGTTATTGCTGCTTGGTAACCGTGTTCCTCAGAGAGTTTTACCAGTTCGGCAGCAGTTTCAGGCTTAATTCGTGGAGTACACTGGAACGGTGCCAGGGCGTCCATCTAAAAATCACCTACTATCTTCATGTGCTCGATTTGCTCTTGGGATGGCTGCGGGAATCCATTGCACCGGGCGTCTTCAAAACCAGCAAGCGCCTTTTCAGCGTTATTAATCGCTGTCCGTTCCGTTGAGCCTAAACCGGCATCAACCGACGGGTCAGGATATTTGTCTCGGTATGCTTCGCCGGCGGTTTTGACGTCTGCACGTAAATCCAACCACTTTTCAAAGACTTTAGGTGGCATTGCCATAACTGCAACTCACCTCCTGGCAGAACAAAATCGGCTCGGGTACTCGCCTGGCATACAGCGGGTGCCTGGGGTGGCCGTCCTTGGTCAGCCCGACACAGTACAGGGGCTTGCGGATTTCCTGGATCAACTGAATAACCTGCTTGTCCCTGCCCTTAAACGCGCCCCTGGTCCCCCAGGCGGCTACAACCCACTGGCAGCCCATTGCCGCCCGGACTATGTGCTTATCGTTTTCCGGGCCCACCGGGTCCGCAGCCCTCAGTAGTTCTCTTGGATCGGTCGCCCGGTAGGCGAAAAGGTTAACGACCTCGATGCCGCCGCAGCCCCAGGCTTTAGCCAGGCTGATACATCGTCGGATGGTGGGATCGTCCTGCCGGGCGTCCGCCGTACTGGGGTTAAGCATGATGAAGCAGGCGCGGTCCATTATGTCCGGCAGTTGGAGCAGGGTGAGGTACTGGCGGGTTCTCCATTCGCGGATTAGTGAGTAACGATATTTACCTGTTTCGTCGATCTCCGCAGAGGATTTCATACCCCTACCCCCTGTGCAGCCGGTAGTTGCTCTCCGGCTGCTCGATAATACTGATGTGCCCGCGTGCCCTTTCCAGGATGCGGGAGCCGGTAGCCTGGTCGACCGCCAAAATCTCCTCCGGCGTCCGCTCGCTGGAGATAATCGTCGGCAGGCCATGCAGATAGCGATAGTTCACGATCAGGAAAATGGTCTCCATCACCCACGGGATAGGCGCTTCTCGCCCTTTCAGGAAGTCGTCCCAGAGCAGCAGATCCGCCTTCTTGATCTCCTCCGTCCGGGCGTGGGTGCCGGCGCTGGTTTTCAGCGCCGCCAGCAATTCCTCCATTACCTCGACGTGCGGAATATAGGCCACCGTGAGCCCGGTCTTCAAGGCCCGGTTAGCCACCGCCATGCATAGGTGGGTCTTGCCTGATCCGGGGACGCCCAGGAGGACCAGCCAATTGTTTTCGCCCAGGTCGCCCTCCTCCAACTGCCGGACATAGTGCCGGGCGCTCGACCACATGGAGCGTACTTCCGGCGTCGAGCTGTCCGGGTGAAAGTTCTCGAAGGTCTTAGCCCGGAAGGACTCGGTTATCCGGCTCGCCTTTAGCTGCCGTTCGAGCAGGCGCTGCCGCATACACTCGCAGGGCCTGGCCGTTTTGTGGTCCAGGAGGATCAGCCCGCGGTCGTGGCAGATGTTGCACTCAGGCATCGGCGTCGCCGGCGTAGACGAATTTGCTCCTGTCGATCGACGCCGGTAGTTTTCCAGGTCTGGTTGCACCTGTTCCATTGTTTCCTCGCGCTCCTTCCATATCTCGTTTGAGCCCGCGAATGATCCCGTGCGTGTATTCCTCCCGCCTGTTCGGGTACTTTTCGATGTGTAGTTTCATGGCCTGAATAACCAGTTCGGGCGGGAAGGTTGACCATTTGTCCATCCACGCCTGGACGACCGACATAGCCAGCCGGTTGCCCTTTCTGGTCCGGCGGATCATGGTCCAGTACCGCTTGATGGCCTCCTGTTGCTGTGGTGAATAGCGTTCGTGCAGTTCTTCGAGAGAGGGAGGGCCCTCTTTGTCGTCGTCGTGAGCGGTCTCTTTAGAGAGTTTGTTTAAATCTTTATTTCTTATAATGAGTGGGTCGGTTTGTGGTATCTGGTGAGAGTCCATAAAGTCGCCGTTTGTGGTATCTGGTGAGCTACCAGAAACGTCCTGACCGTTTTGTGGTATCTGGTGAGCTACCAGTAATGGTGTTTGTGGTCGCTGACCAGCTACCAAAAGAGGGTCTTGCGGTATCTGGTGAGCTACCGAATCGGCGGACTCTTTTTGGTCCGTAGGCACTTGCCCTGCTTGTGGTCGCTCGTCAGCTACCACTACGTTGGTTTGTGGTCGCTCGTCAGCTACCGCAAACAGGTTGCATTTGTGCCCAACGGTCTGCCAGCGGTCGGCGTATTTCTGATACCGGTAGGCTGCCGGACGCCTGCCCTCGCTCGGGCGGGTGACCAGAATTCCCATGTCGACCAGCGCCTGTAGGCCCCGGATAACCGTGGACTTGGCCATGCCAGTGATGTCGGCAAACTCCTGGGTGCCGATATGCGCCCACTGCTTCTTGATCGGCCGGCCGTCGCCGTCGCGCAGGGCGCTGCCGTCTATGTCGCGTTCGCAGTCGCCCCATGTCTTTCGGAGAACGACAAAAACGAGTTGGTACTGGGGGCCGCTGAGGCAAGCCTTGGCCAGGTCTTCGAGCACCAAGTTGGCGATCTGCGTATAGCCGTTTTCCAACTGCGGCCCCATCAATATCCTCCTAAGAGATTTTTTGCTGCAACTCTCCGATCGGCGGCGGGTCGCCGTATTCAAATAGGCGGCATCGTATAACCTTGGTCAAAATCATTGTGGTGGGCCTGCCCGCCTCCAGCGCCCTCGGAACGTCGGCCACGGGCGCTGTCCGCTCGGTGTACTCAACCAAGCTTGACTTGTCGCCCTTGGCTATCCAGTCGCACAGCAGCGCGGTTGCGCGGCTGCAATAGAAGCAGGCGGACATGCTGCCGTCGAGTTTAAGGGGCACCTTCGCCGGGTGCGGAGGCTCGTACTTAATATCCAACCGGCTCGCCATGGAGCGCGCTTGGCTGACCGTCCGGTTGAACCCGGCCCGCTTGAGCGCCTTGCAAGTTGCCTGGGGGCCGTGCTGCTTATAGTACCGGGCAAGGATTTGCTTCTCTTGGTCCTGCCACGCTTGGCCCAACTTCATCACCTCGCAAACACGTGGTTGCCGATCCGCACGGTTATCGGCCGCGTCCTGATCCAGCGATCGGTAGCCGTCCGCGGGTTGTAGAAGAAAAGCGCACCCCGTGACGGGTCTACGCCTTCGAGCGCCAGAAACGCAGCCCAGAGACTGTCTGGACTTGGGCGGATGCCGTGCCGGTTGGCGAACTGAGGGGAAGGCATCCGCTGGTCGACCACAGCCGGGACGGTGGAGGGCCAGCGTGGGTCCTTAGTCCGGTTGACCACGACGGCCCCCACCGCTACCTTGCCCGCCAGCGGTTCGAGTGCGGCCTCAACCTCGATCAGCGCGGCCAGTTCAACCAGGCCGGGCTTGTATAGAGGGGAGGCGTGGGCGGGTGACGTAAAAAAATTGAGCATTGCCGCCAGAACCAATAAGAATCCGAGGCTTTCCCTCAACTCGCCACCTCCCAAGGCGCCTGCCAGTCCCAGAGGCCCTGAGCGCCCCTGGCCGGTATGGCCGGTTCAAAATGTTGAGGGTCGATGAAATCCCAGGCGAACCGGCCGGGCCGGTAGTCTCCGAAAGACCGCTCGGGCTCGCCGGGAAGCTGGCGGACCACGAAATAACCGCAGGTCCGGTTGTCGGCCGCTTCGACCATGCCGCCGGGTGTAATGCGGAATATGGTCTGCAGTTTCGCCTGGCCCACAATACAGCCCAACGGCAGGTCGCAGCCGATAATCCCGGCTTTTCTAAGCACTGAGAGGAAGGGCTCCTGCCGGCATAACTCCCGCGCCCAGGCCGGGAAGTTTTTGGCGGCGTGGATTGCCACGGGCCCACGGTAGTTCGTCGCCCAAGACCGGGTTTCCGGGCCTTTGAGGTTGAGCGCCAGCAAAGTGGCGTATGGCTGGTAAAGCGTTAGGGCCTTCATTGGTAGGCCCTCTCCAGATGCCGCGAAGCGAGAACGCAGGGCGTCATTAAAACCTCGACAACCGTATTCTCGTCGACCGTCGTAGCCGGTCCAATCTCTGACTCTTGCTCTTGCGGAAAGTGAACTATGCAAACCTTGTGCTTTCTAAAAAACGCTTTTCTCTCGCCCACATAACCAACTCTTCCGTCCGGTTCCGGCAGCCGGATGACGGTGCCGTAATGGACGTTCTTAATCGCAGCCTCAACCTTGGCCACTATTTTCCTCTCCCTCCTGTTCGTTTTGCTCAACCGGGGCCGGTTGTTGGACCGGCCCCGTATCGCATACCGGGCGCATCGCTGGGATAAGGACGTCGACTAACCAGTTACGGAAAGCCAGGACTATATGTGTCGGTTGCGGTGGCGTCACCGATAAGGACAGGCGGCCAAGGGACTCGATAAGCGCCACACCTTCGCGGCCGGCCTGGGATAGCAGGAAAGGGTCAGGGCCTATCAGTTGCCACAGGTGGAAGCAATTGTGGTGGATGTTGACATAGTTTTCTGGCGCGGGTAATAGCATACCCACCTGGATGTCAGGCGGCATGAACGTGTAACGGGCGTCGCGGATTTCATCCCACGTCGGGTAGCGCGTACCGTGGGCAATGCTCAGGTGCCAGCGGCCTCCCTCGATGCCCACCATCACCTTGCACTCGCCGTATTCAAAGGCGCGGGCGGTCGGGGCTGGTGAGGGAATTTCTTTTATTTTCCTCGGTTCGTGTTTCTTGTCCGGTTTTTTGGCGTGCGACAAAATAGTTGCCTCCTTTACTGTTAGCGGAGTAAGGCACCGGGCAGCCAGTCCACGAACTGGTCCAGCAGCCCCTGGTCCTTGCAGACTTTCGACAGGTCTTTTATCTCCAGCGGATTGTTGATGTCCGGCGAGAAGAACACGCCGGCCAGTTCGAGCACTTTTTCCCTCGTAATACCCATCGCGTAAACGGCCTGCCAGAACTCATTCCACTTGATCTTGCCGTTCCCGCTGTTGCCGTTTTGCCGGGCTGGGCCGGCTTGAGCTTCCGGAGCAGGTTGCGGACCGGGTTTCGGCGGCGGCTCCTTGGTCTCGGCTGGCCCGCCTTCGGACCCGTTAACTACCTCGCCGTCTATAACCTTGCCGTCCGCGAGCACGTCCGGCGGGAAAAGGTCGTCCGGGGCTTCGTTCATGTCCAGGTCGATGCCCTGGGGAAGCGCATTTTCCTGGGGTATCGACTTCAGCATTTGCTCAAGCGTTAAATGCTGATAGTGCAAGTCCAGGACGTAGACCGTTTTCTTCTTGCCCTCCACCGTGGCCTCATGCGGCTTGACCATCAGCTTCAGCGGAATCATGGCAATACGGCCACCAGTGAGTGACATTAAGAATCTAATGGCGCTGTTGAGGTTCAGGATCGTGTTGATGCTTCTGCTGTCCAGTTGCCAGCAGCCGATACCGGGAACCTTTGGCAGCAGGAACATCAGCGTGCCCACCGCTAGGCATTGTTTATTCTGGTACCACTCGCAGGTGTCGGGATTGCAGTCGATCTCCCGCAGCTCTCCGGTCTCCCGGTCCGCCTCTACCGCCTTCACCCCGTCGCCTTTGCAGATCAGGCCCGTGCCTTTTCCATAGCGCCGGTACCACTGCGGGAAGAAAGTTTCGATATTGTGTACCGGAAACATGATGTCGAGCACCTTGGGCTTTTCGCCGTAGACGTCGTGGAAAGCCTTGGCCATTGACTCCGGCGTGGACTGATCGGGATTGACGACGAAATAGTCGACAGGTTTGGGGTAAGAAGACCGCTGCCCTTCCACCTTGACGCCCAGGCGGACCTTGCCCAGCCGGGGCAGCCTGGTACGCTCGGAAAGATTCTTAATCGGCATTGCAGGCCGCCCCCTTCCCGTTCTCCGGCTTTCGGGCTTCGATCACCCGGCTGGCCCACATGTCGGCCCAGTGCAGGATCATCTGCAGCGGAGTCTCCCTGCCCTGGATAACGCGGCCGTCGGGCGTGTATAGGCCGTTGTGGTAGAGGATCGCGTAAGTCTCTTCCTCGGTCAGGTAGATGTACTGGCTCAGGATGTGGACGCTGGCCACCTGGTGCGGGATCGGCAAGCGCTCCGGGTTGCAGCAGTAAGGCTTGCTGTCGCTGACCTTGCCGCTTTTTACCCGGTTCTGGATGTAGTGCGGTTTGGAGTAGTACATCGACTTACCCAGGTCGTGGAACAGGCCGCAGATGATCAGGGAATCGTCGGGGATGTCGTCTTTGTCCAGCCCAAAGGCGTTGCGCAGCCGGAACATCAGGCCGGTGACGTTCAGCGAGTGCCGGAGGTTGCCGGCCTCGCAGGCGCCGTGGTACTGGGTGCTGGACGGCGCGGTGAAATAGTCGCCTACGGCCAGGTAAAATACAAGGTGCTCTATGCCTTCGCGTTGGACACGGCGTAAATATTCAAATAACTCGTCTTTCAAGTCTTTCAAGCCGATTCTCCTCCTTTTTGTCCAGGCTTGACCTGCGCGTAGACGAAGGCGATCTGTCCCGGCTCGTACAGGTGGCCCGGCGTGACTCCAAGGTACTGCGCCAGTTTTTCCACCTCGTCGGGCGTCGGAACGATATGCCCGTTCTCCAGCATCGACAGCCTGGACCGTTTAATGCCGATGTGTTCGGCGACCGCCTGCTGGGACGCAGGCTTAGCGCCTTCGGCAAGCAACTTTTCGCGGTAAAAGCGGATACCGTTCTGCATGTCTCCTCCTTACCCGGCAAGCCCGAAATACAGGTTGCCGATAGCGACAAAAGTGGTAAGCAAGGCCAGCCGGGCGCCGCAGCGGCGGTTAATCCAGAAGCTGGCCGGAATAAGCAGAGGGCCGATAATAAGGCTCTGGTTCACCTGGAACGCACCTCCTTTGGGATGGAAAAAACGCAACTGCAATTCATACACCACGCCGATATAGATGCGCCGCCGCCGGCCAAGTACCGGGCGTCAAGTGCGTTACAGGCAGGGCAGCGGCCGTCTATACTGGCGGCCTTGCCCCTGAAGACGATCGCCGGCATGGACTCGTCGCCTAAAACAAAGTTCAACTGGACTTCGTAAGGCCCGCAGTCAACATTCAGGCCAGGCGGGAGAATGTCGGTCAGGTAAGCGTTCATGGCAGCGCGGCTTATCTGTCCGCGGGCGAAGCTGTTGATCAGGCCGGCAACGCAGCGGCGGATTTTGGGCGGGGTGTGGGAGAAATAAACGATTTTCGACTTGCCCCGGATCGTTTCGGGTGTTACACTCATTACAGACACCTACTTTTTCTGAGCGCCGTTCGGGCGCTTTCTCTTTTCTGGGTACTCCTTGTCGATGTTCTCCTGCTCGACCTCGTCGTACAGATCCGCCAGGCTGATGTCCCAGCCGTCAGAGACCACACAGAGGAACGTTTCAGCAGCGCGTATGGCCTGAATCACCTCCCGGAACATCCCTCTGGCCTGCGTTTTCTCAGGTTCGGTCAAAAGAGGGTTCAGCCACAGCCGGGGGGTTCCGCGAACCGCCTCCCCGGCTTCTTCCAATTCCAGCAGGAAATAATCCCTGGCCACAAGGCGGTGGTTTTCGATATTTGCCAGGGAAAGGGCCATCACCCCGCCGGTGGCCTCCCGCTGTAGGGCCTTGTAGAACCGTGCCTGATCGAGCGCCCGGGCGAGGTGCCGCCGCATTTCCTTCGTTATGCCCCGCTGGCCCTGTTCGATCTTGCGGACCAGGCTGCCGCTGCAGTGGGCCTTCTCTGCGAGCGCGTCGGCGCTCCGTCCCGTTTTCTTCCTTTCCTCCCTGAGAATTGTCCCAAGTTCCAGTTTGATCACACCCCCTTTGTCCCAGCACAGGCGGGCCGGGCATGTTACGCTTTACTTGATCACCCCGCCGGACTGAAAGTATTCAGCCCAGCGCCGTTGCCGGCGGCGTTCCCGTAGCCATTCGTGATATGACTTAGCCAGCTTTTTGAGCCGTTTCCGGATCAGCCTTAGCAACCTTGCTCACCTCCTTTGCGCCGGGGTCCGGGCGGCGGCAAGCCTTGAGAGCCACGCTTGCCAGTGTGGCGGCCACGGTTACCAGGCTGGACTTTTGAGAGTTATACCGACGTTCGACCGTCAGTTGGTTACCCATCGTAATTCCTCCGGTGAGGTGTAACATGAAATACCTTGTTGAGCTGATCGGCGACTGTGACCACAAAGAGCTGCAGCGTAAAATCAACTACTGGTTACGGGCGGAAAGGCCCCGCCGGGTCTACAGTGTCCAGTTTGTCGCCGACGGAACCGAGCTTACTTACTGCTGCCTGTTCCTTTACGCGCCGGGCAGATCGGCGGGCCGGTCGTCATCGGCCACAAACAAAACGCCTGGGGGGACGCCGAAGGGTTCAGCGATCCGCCGGGCGTTTCGTAGTTTGGTTTTCTTGCCCTTCTCGATCCGGCACAACCAGGCGGGTGACATACCAATTAGGCAGGCCAGGTGCGCGAGCGACCAGCCGCGGCCTACCCGCATCATCTGGAGCATCGTCACACCATACTCGTTACGCCGGGGCTCAACGAGCAGGATGTCTGTAGCCCGCCGGTGCTCCTGGTGAATGATCTGGTGTATCCGCTGGCGGCTGATCCGCAGTTCCCTGGCCACGGCAGCCTGTGTATCTCCGTTAGCCAGTTGGCTGATGATTTGCTTGGTCCGCTCGGCCATGTGCGCCAAAATAACCACCTCGGTGATTTAATTATAAATCACCTAACCGGGGATGTCAATAAGGTGATAACCATGTCGGCAATATTTTAAATTTTGGGCTTCCCAAGTTGGTAGAATAAACTTGCGGGGTGAGGAGATTATGAGCATCCTTGGGGATAGACTTAGACGTATCCGGGAAATGCAAGACCCGCCGTTGCTGCAGAAGACGGCCGCGCGGGAAATGGGCATGGAGCCGAACACCCTCAGCCGTTATGAGTTGGGGGAACGTGAGCCGGACGCCGAAACCCTGGTCAAGCTCGCCGAATACTACGGTACCACGACGGATTATTTATTGGGCAGGGCCAACAACCCGAACCTGCCGGAAGAAAGGGAAAACGGCGTGATGCAACTCGTGCCCCACCACGCCAGAGACCGGGTAGAAGCATTCTCGGAGCTTGGGGAGATAGCGGATCGGGCCGGTCTTTCGTCCGAGCAGATTACGAAGTTAATTAAGGTGATCGCCGAAGTGATTGCGCCGCCCAAGGGCAGCAGGAAAAGCAGTTTGGCGGCGCACATGGAGAGCCCTCAACCGGGGCAGGTCGCTGGCGGGTGTGTTGATGGGGACGATAACCATTGA